CCGCAACTTTGCTAAATTACGTGAATCTCCGATTGCGAAATGAACTGGCCGGCTGACCGGGTTGAGCGTCGTCCGATCGAGGCACTGATCCCGGATGCACGCAATGCGCGCACTCATGACGACGCGCAGGTCGCACAGGTCGCCGCCAGCATGCGGGAGTGGGGTTGGACAAATCCGGTGCTGGTTGACGAGGGTGGCAGCATAATTGCAGGGCATTGCCGGGTGTTGGCGGCGCGTAAGTTGGGGTATACCGAGGTTCCGGTAATGGTCGCGGAGGGTTGGAGCAAGGCGCAGAAGCGTGCGTACATCTTGGCCGACAACCAGCTCGCGCTGAATGCGGGTTGGGATATGGACGTGCTGGCAAACGAGATGGAAGGGTTGAAGGAGTGGGACTTCGACCTGTCGCTGCTTGGGTTCAGCGATCTCGATGCGCTGCTGGCGGGCAAGACGGATGGGCTGACCGATCCAGACGATGTGCCGGAAGAGCCTGCGGTGCCGGTCACGGTGGCGGGCGATGTGTGGCTGCTGGGGCGGCATCGGCTGGTGTGCGGAGATTGTACCACAGTTGATGTGGTCGATGCGGCTATGGCTGGCGAGCGCGCTTCCGTTTGTCTGACCGATCCGCCTTATGGCTTGGACGACAGCACAAGCGACAAGAATAACTATGATTCATACGAAGACAGCCGCGACAACCTAATACGAGCGATTACCGGGTTTTTCCCTTTGGCGCGGGATGTGTCGGATATTGTCGTGGTGACGCCGGGCAATGGGAATCAATCTCTGTATCCGCCCCCGACATGGACTCTCGGATGGTTCATCCCTGGAGCGGTAGGGCGTGGACCGTGGGGTTTTTGTTGCTGGCAACCAATACTTTGCTATGGCAAAGACCCTAAACTCGCTCGGGGCTTGGGTTGCCATCCCGACGCCGTTGTCGATAACTCGCATCCCGACGCCGTGGCCCATCCTTGCTCAAAGCCTGTTAAGCTGTGGCGTTGGGTGATGGAACGCACGAGCGAAGCCGGCGAGCGTATCTATGATCCGTTCAGCGGCTCCGGCACGACGGTGATTGCGGCTGAGATGACCGGCCGCGCGTGCCACGCGATCGAGATCAGCCCGGCTTACGTCGATGTGGCGGTAAAGCGCTGGCAGGCGTTTACCGGACAGAGCGCGACACTCGACCGAGATGGCAGGACATTTGCACAAATCGGCGACGAGAGACGCCCTTATGACGAGGCTATCGACAGCCGGCAAAGCTACAACGATGCGGTTGTTGCGGTCGGGGAGCGGGTGAAGGCAGGCGATCCGGTGCCGGCGTTCTTTCGTTCGGACCGCACAGCATGATCCAGCGCGGGCGCAAGTCGGCCGCGGCGCAATCGGTAACTGTTGTTGATGGCGGGTTCAAGAAGCGGCCGGAGCCACCGGCTGACCTGACCGAGCGGCAGGCGTCGATCTGGCGCGAGGTGGTGGCGAGCGAGCCGACGCAGTTCTTTGACACGGCGGCGACACGAACTCTTTTGACTGATTATTGCCGCCACTGCGAAACCGCGGAAATACTGACGAATCTCATAAACACTTTTAAGCCGGAATGGATTAGGGCCGAAGAGGGCGCGCATCGGTTAAATGGATTGTTGAAGATGCGCGAACGAGAAACTCGCGCCGCCGTATCGATGGCAACGAAACTGCGGATTACCAATCAATCGCGCTACGAGAACAGGGGCGCCTTTACGGCCTCGCGCAACACGGTAAAGGGGCCGAAGCCGTGGGAGGGCTGATCGCTGCCTAAGCGCAAGGCGGCCGAGAGCCGGGCCGAGCGCAATATCCGTTGGTGCGAGACACACGTTCGGTTGCCAAACGGCCAATACGCCGGACGCCCGATCAAGCTGCCCGAGTTCATGCGCGAGGACTTCCGCGCCATTTACGACAATCCGCACGGCACGCGGCGGGCGATTATTGCGAGGGGAAGAAAGAACGGCAAGAGCGTCACCTGTTCGCTGGTCCTGCTTTTGCATTTATGCGGTCCCGAGGCCCGAGATAATTCGCAGTTGTACTCAGCCGCCAGATCGCGCGACCAGGCCGGGATTATTTTTGATCTCGCCGCCAAGATCATCCGCTATTCGCCAACGCTGAGCGCTTGCGTAATTATCCGCGAACATGCAAAGCAGTTGTTCTGCCCCGAGCTGGGCGTTCTTTACCGCGCCTTGTCGTCCGAAGCGTCCACCGCGTTCGGGTTGAACCCGTCGCTCATTTTGCACGACGAAGCCGGGCAGATACGCGGGCCGACCGATAGCCTTTACGAGGCATTGGAGACCGCGACGGCAGCCCAGCAAGATCCGCTCTCGGTTATCATCTCGACGCAGGCGCCGACCGATAACGATCTGCTGTCAGTGCTGATCGACGATGCGCTGGCCGGGCACGATCCGCGCACGGTAATTAGGCTCAATACCGCGCCACTGGATCTGGACCCGTTCAGCGAGAGCGCGATCCGGGCGGCGAACCCGGCTTACGACGTCTTTATGAACCAGGACGAAGTCCTTTCTATGGCGGCGGCGGCAAAACGGATGCCGAGCCGGGAATCTGAATACCGCAACCTCGTGCTCAACCAGCGGATCGAGGCATCCTCGCCGTTCGTCAGCCGGGCGGTGTGGCAGGCGTGCGGTGCGCCGGCCCTCCCGATCGACGACGTGCCGGTTTATGCGGGGTTGGATCTGTCGGCGACAAACGACCTGACGGCGCTGGTGCTGATCGGCAACGTTGATGGCGTGTGGCAGGTGCATCCGTTCTTCTGGCTGCCGGAGGACGGGCTGCGCGAGAAGGCGCGGGCCGACCGCGTGCCGTATGATTTGTGGCGCGATCAGGGGCATTTATTGTCGGCCCCAGGTCGCAGCGTCGACTATGAGTATGTTGCGTCGTTCCTGCGCGGGTTGTTCGACCGATACGACATTCGCAAAGTCGCGTTCGATCGCTGGGGCTTCCGGCATTTGCAGCCATGGTTGTTGAAAGCGGGCTTTAGCGAGGCCGAACTTGCCGAGACCTTCCTTGAGTTCGGGCAGGGCATGCAAAGCATGAGCCCGGCATTGCGCGAGCTGGAAGGCGAAATTTTGAACGCGCGCATTGCGCACGGCAATCACCCCGTGTTGACTATGTGCATGGCGAATGCGGTTGTGCAAACCGACCCGGCGGGGAACCGGAAATTAAATAAAGAGAAGTCGCGCTCGCGCATCGATGGCGCGGTGGCACTGACGATGGCAGTCGGCGCGGCGCCCACGGATGCAGAGGAAATCTACGATCTGGCCTCGATGATCGCCTGAAAGCGATCGCCGCTTAGCTAAACACGTCGGTCCAAGCAGCGCTTGGGCCTGCACTGTTCAATCCGCTCTGCCGCTTCGAGGCGGCGAGGATGTATCAGCCATGCCTGTGATGGTTCAACCCGGTGCCGGGAAGGCATCGGGCAGCATGAGTTTTGTGCTCAGCGACGAGCGCGTGAACCGCCACGGGGACGTAGTCGACACCGCGGGTTGGCAGTTGGATGGGTTCAGAGCGAACCCGATAGCGCTATTCAACCACGACAGGGACCGCATTGTCGGAAGCTGGGCGAACGTCCGGGTCGAGAACCGGGAGCTGCTAGGCGAGTTTCAGCCTGTGGCGCCCGGCACATCGCAGCTCGGCGACGAAGTGCGTCTCCTGGTCGAGCAGGACATATTGCGCGCCGCAAGCGTCGGGTTCCGTTTTCTCAAGTCCGAACCGCTTGATCCCGACAGGCCGCATCGCGGGCGGCGTTACACGAAACAAGAGTTGTTAGAGGTATCCCTGGTCAGTGTCCCCGCAAATTCCGGGGCATTGTCCAAGGCACGCTCGCTGCACGTCAGCGACGAAGTAATGGAACTCGTCTTCGGCAAGACCGCCGCTACAGAGCCGAGAACCATCTCACCCGGCAAGCAAGCCGCCACCCACCCTAAGCTGAAGGCTAGGGTCATGAATATCTCACAACAGATCGAAGACGTACAAACCAGGCTCAATGCGGCGCGCGATGCTCTGTTGGAGCACACGTCCGAACCCGACCACGACGCTGAGGAGGCCGACCGGCTGAACGGCGAGATTGAGTATCTGGAAAAGGATCTGGCATCGAAGCAGCGGACCGAGAAGAGCTTAGCGGTGCGGGCAATCAATGAGCCGCGCGACCCGCAGACGCAGACGCTTGCGGCCCGACGCCCGCTCGGCATCAGCGTCCCTGCCACGGCAAAGAGCGATTACCTGTGGCGCGCGGCGGCGGCCGGCTACGTCGCCAAAGTGCGCCACCAGAGCGTCGACGACGTATTGCGCGAGCGCTACGCGGTGGAGCGCTACAGCGACGCC